GCCAGACCCTCAACTATACCAACATTGATATCCCTGAGGCAACCGTAGCACCTCTCCCCGAGAACGGTGTTCCTGGTCAGATCGGTGACGTTGTTATTCCTCTTCCTTCCATCAGGGGTGGAGTTTTCACTACCCGCGATAACGACATCTTCTATGGTGGAGACCGTAGCACCACTGGCGCTACTATCGGCTTCCAAATCCCCCTTGGAACTGGTCAAGTCGTAGCAGCAGCCGAGCAGATCGTTGCTCGCCGCGAGTCTGCTGCTCGCTTCCAGCTCATCCGTGAAGCCACTTGGATGCTTCAGCAAGGCGTACTTGACGCTGATGCTCACCCCGAGCACTGGGCTGCCCTTTACGGCGCTCCTCCAGTAGCTTCTGTATTCTGATACAGAGATATAGGGGGGTTCTTCCCCCCTTTTTCCAGTCCTAGGATGACTCTAAAAGCAACTATCATCATTCCAATACATCCATATTACGAGATGTAACAATATGATGAAAATATGTAGTTATGCCTTATAATTACATCAGGAGCCGTTCATATTCTGAGTTGGCTATTACGTATATTATTCCACATCATTTTTCACAAACATCATGTTTAACAAAGCAATTCTAGCCGCAGCTCTTCTTTCTGTCGGCGCTATCACTGCCGGTACTGCTGCTTCTGCTGCTGAAATCGGTGTCCGTAGTTCCTACGGTACTTCATTCCGCGAAATCACCAACGGTCGCTTTGTAGCTGCTGGTGCTTCTGCTGAAGCATACATTGAGAACTCTGCTGGTTTCTCACTAGGTCTAGAGCAAGTAAGCACCGAGACCCGCGAAGGTTCAATCGATCGCGTAGTCGGAGAGCCTGTTACTCTAACCGAGACCAAGCGCTTTCCTTTCGTTGGTAACGTCACCACAGGAACTGAGCAGGTTCTAGGTGATGTAAGTGAGACTTCTGACTTTGAAGCCACCTCACGTGACTTCAGTGGAGTCAGTGGTTCTGGTTACACCCGCACCCTCGTAGGCGCTAGCGTAGATGGCTACAAGGAGACATATGACTTCACTGGTGGTAGCAGCCAGACATTCTCTGAGCTAAGCACCTTCAGCCGCTGATAGAGTATAGGGGGACTGGTTCCCCCCTCATCCCCCATTCTTTATTATTCTTCTTTGAAAACAATGTTCAAAAATATCTCAAAAGTTGCAGCACTTGCTGCTGTTGTTCTTTCTGGTGCTCCAGTAATGGCGCAAGAAGCCAATTTGAATACCAGTTCTAGCAACTCTGCCCAAAACGTCCAGTCTAACTCAGGTGCAGTCAACCTTGCCCCTATGGGTGGTTCAAATGCTAACTATCAGATCAACTCAGTATCTAATAGCCAGTTTGGTTTTGCTCCTGGTATCCAGTGTCCAACTCCAGAGCTTGCGGTTGGAGCATTCGGCGGACAAACCAATGGTTGGGGTAACACAGGTTACAACACCTCTGGTAACAACGTAGGTGGTACAGTAATGTTTACAATGCCTCTTGGTGGAGACACTGCCGAGTATTGTAAGCAACTTGCGCGTGAAATCGCAAAGCAACGTCGTTTAGACACTGAAGTCAATATGATCAGGCAGTGTGCTCAACTAGCCAACTCCGGCATCACTGTTGATGTAGAGCAGTTCCCCGACTTCGCACTATGTGCGGGTGTCCGTGGCGCAAACGGCAACACAGCCCTCCTAGAAGAGCCTGAGCGCGTATTCAGCCCTGCTGAGACCGCTGTTCCCGTTATTCCAGTAAGCAAGACGCTATCGACGCTACAGCAGCAACTCAATGCAGTCACTGCTAACTGAGACAGTTAGACAAGTGCCCACTAACCTCCCACACGGGAGGTTTTTTTATGCTATACTTTACAAGTAGGAAACAAACACACAATGCAAAACCAAAGCTATACCGAAGTCCTCCGCGAAATGCAGGACATCCGTGAAACCTGGCGGCGTAATGACTTTACCTACGAGCCAGGTCAGAAAGAGCGCTACGAACTTCTGGTTGAGGTCCGTAGGGCACGTGTTCTTCAGCTATTTGCTGACGGTGAAGTGTACGTAGGAGGTATTCAGTCTAAGTGAGTAATACAATGAACGAACAGAACCTTCCAGAACAGCCTCAGACGCCTCAACCCCTTGACGCGTACTGGACAACCCCATACGGTGACTTCGCTATTCGCAAGACCCGTTTTGGTGTATATCAGTCCTATGACCGTGAACTAGTCCCCCTCTTGACCGGTGGAACCTATGATGCAGTCTGGCAGATGACTCCTTGTCATCTACAATGGGCACGTGAAGGCTACAAGCCTGCCGATGGTCAAGAAGTCCGCACCTATGACTCAGTTGTTGGAGGAAAACTATGACCGACCGCAAAGAACAGCTCTACACCATTCTCTTTGATGTATTGACCGAGCTTACCGAACACGAAAGCTCTGAGGTCATCTTTGACCGTATTGTGGAAGACTTTGCGATGAGTGCAGAGTACCATATGGGTCAAGCTACCACATTTACCGAGATGTTGAACACATTTCGGCACGAAAACCCCCTAGAAACCATTCCTGATGGTTCTGAGGAGCCATTATCCTCTTATGCGGACACCAAAACCAACTTTCCAGTCAATTGGGAAGCCATTGAGGCTAACTTAGACCCAGTAAACCGTGACCTTATGTCCGGGGATCAAGATAGTTTCCTTGATTTTGTGAAAAACATCCATTTTCCTGATACACTAGAGTCCTAATCCCCCATAAATACATTATGCTCGCAACCACTCCTATGGAAACTGAATACTTCGAGATCGACCACAGCGCGATGGCGCACGAAACCGAGAAATTCTTTGCTGAAAGGGAAGCAAACCTTCCAGCAACCAAATTCGCACAGTATTGTGAAGAGTTTCCTTGGGCACCTGAGTGCAAATTGTACGACGTTTGAACCAAGAGCACCCCTAGAGGGTGCTTTTTAGTATCCAGTTGTGAAACTGCACACTTTCTTGACTACTGACCCCTCAATGGGTTATATTGTATCTGTTGGAACGGAGTAACCCCCCACAATGGCTATCACCAATCGTCAAGTCATCTTCGCAGACGCTGTTTCTGATGAAGGAGTTGACTATGGTACTGGATATTACGTCACTTATGAGTATAGTGGCGGAAAGAGTGACTATTTTGGTCCATTCAACCACCTTGAAGACGCATTAACCTCCGTCAACACACCTTCTATCTAATTTATTATGAACGAATTTGCTTACAACGACGTTGATCTGTTCGAATCACTCGGAATCGCTGAGGAATGGGAAGAACAGGGGGAAAACTCCGATCCATACGCAGAACTAGACGCTAAGACACTAAAAG